GCCCATGCAGCCTTGTCCACCGGAGCATCGGGTAGCTGGGTCCAATCGCACTGCGAGAGCTTGTAGTCCCGGATAAGACGGGTTTGTTTTGAGAACTCCGCACGACGTGCCTCAACCTCTTCGGCAGGGACATCCTCTACGCGCCACGTTTCCACCCAAGACTGCCCGTCAAACACAGGTTCGACGCGGACGCAGGTTTGAAGAACTTGGTTATGAGACGGAGGATCCTGCATACGGACAACCGCAATGCCGAACTCGGCCAAGAGCTCCTCTGAGATTATTTCCGGAAATGACGTGTTGGGGTAGTCCACGGCCAGTTCGCGCCGACCATAGGGGTATCCGACAACCTGTCCGTCGAAAACTTTTACCCACATGTCAGAGCTCCACCTGTTTCCGGATTACATCTAGCATAACCTGTGCCTTGCGTTGTTCCAAGCGAGAAGATCGCAGCAAGTCCTCTAACTGCAAACGGAACTCCGCAAGTTCTGGGTCGTCGCCAACGGCTTCAATAGCCAGCGTAAAGTTGTCGATGTTGACTTGGTACTCCGTAACTTCACGGATGCGTCCTTCTAGGGACGACTTCAAGATCTCAAGACGGTATTCAGAATTCATCCGGTAGCTCCATAAGCTAAGGCCACTATACTATCAGTGGGAAGGGTGCTGGGGTTAGAGTATCGTGTTCCAAACGTTGTCCCTGTCCACTTTACTGCAGAAATGTAAGGGCTGGCAGCATAGCCAATAGCCAACGAATCCTGTGGTTTATTAAATTGTATGTCAAAGGCTTGAGCGGTCAAGGAAAAGTTTGTTGTTGTTTGCCTAGATCCCCAGCCGTTTCCTACGCCATTAGTCCATGTATAAACTCCGTGATACGGAGAGCTAATAGTGGCAACAGCAACATATTCAAGCCCACTATTTTGAGCAACAGATACGCCATAAACACTTGATCCGGCAGAAGTTGACGGAGAAACAGTTGTTCCAAATCCTGTGGACGAACTAAATTCCTGCGCTGTAACAAAAGGGTATGTGTCCGTACCTTTGTAAACAACGGTTCCAAGAGAATTAAAGGCTAGATCAAATATCCTATTTGTTTCTCCCGATGTAGAGTATTTAGTGCCAAATCCAGCAGGAGACCACGGCCAGCCATGAAAAGATACGCCACCTGCCCCATACCCTCCCACTACTAAGGCATCTCCAGAAGGGCTAAAATTTATGCTGGATGGAATAAACCCAGCCGCCGCCGTTGAGGCGGGGTTTGAAAACTTTGTTCCAAACCCCGCGGAGGACCATGCATAAACATTAACAAATGGACTGAGAGCCTCATAGCCCACAGCAACAACGTCTGATGAAGGGGAGAAAGCAACACATCCAATAGCCGCTGCAATCATCGTTGGGTTTGAAAACTTTGTTCCAAAACCAGAAGCCGTCCAGCTATACGCCGCAAAATTGTCAGAAGTGTTTATTGCGGCAATAATCTGATCGGCTTTAGTGGAAAAAGAAATGTCCTGTATATAAGCAGTGGGTAGTGTAGATGGGTTTGAGTACTTGGCACCAAACCCCGTATCAGAGTTCCACGAATGCACATTAAGAAAGGGTGAATTGCTGCTTGAATACGCCAAATACTGTTGACGACCCGACGCAGACGAGAGAATTTTAGAAAGAGGCATTATGCGTCTCCAACCCGTGCGCCATAAAGCACCGCCCCAACTCTCCAAAGAACAATGACAGTATAACCTGTGGTCATAAGCGTCGGGGCCGTCCCACCGTTGGTCTTCCAAGTTACGCTGGGCCATGTGATGGTGTACGCCGTACCATCGTCGACCATGAGCGTCATGCTCTCGCCAGCATTGAGAGAGTTTGTAGGCGTAGAGTTAGCGCTTAGCGTCCATGTCTGGATGGTGCCGTTTGATGGATCAAGTGCCGGAGTTGTGCCAGACAAAGCATAGACGGTCTCGACAAGCGCCCCACCAAACGTTGAGTCCCCTGTGGTAGTCAGTGTGGTAAAGCCCCCCGCGGCCTTGGTAGTACCGCCAATGACCACCCCGTTAATGGTGCCGCTAGTAACTGTAGCGCTGGTAAACGTGGAAGAACTGTTTGTGACGCCGCTGATATCCCCACCCGTAATGCGAACCGAGGACATCGAGAAGTCTGCCGTCAGGTCGGTGACCGCGGCCCCCGCGCCTGCGCCGTCGCAGTAAACAATCTTTGTGTCGCCATTCAGGATCGAGACCGTGCTGCCGCTGCCCTGAGACATGATGACGGTCTGCCCCGACGAGTTCTTTACAAAGTAAAGATGGTCAGCCGTATTCGGGGAGATGGTTACCGTGTTGGTGCCGCTGGGCGTACCGCCCAGCACGAGCACCGCATACTGGCCCTCGGACAACGTGCCGTTGAACGTGGACAGCGTATAGGTCGTTCCGGTCAGGGTTATCGCCCCTACGCCGTTGGACAACCTATCGATGATCTCCAAGTTGTTGTTGGTGGTACCGCCCCACGTACCGGACTGCTCACCCGCGGTGATGAGCTCGATGCCACTGTTTGAATACGTGCTAGCCATGTCGTCTCCTTACGCCGCGATAACTACCCACACCGACTGCGGGTCGGGTGTGATAGGTGTCCATGTATTTATAGCATCTGGATTTGTGTTCGTCCATGTATTGCCGGGGGCCGCTACAATAGAAGTCCATCCCGGATCTCCGCTAGGCGATACGGCGCTCCACGTGGTTCCGGGATCCGGGGATATAAGTTCCCACCTTGCAAAGGATATAGAAACATCTCCCACAGACCCCGTAGACAAAAGGCCTGTAAGGTTAATTGTGATAGAGGTCGAAGCGGTAGCAACCCCTACCTGAGAAGTCGCGGAAACTCCCGTTACGGAAACGCTTACTGAGACGGGAGTAGTAACAACGACCGAGCCAACAGAACCTGTAGACCCAACACCCGTAACGGAGACAGATACAGATACTGAGTTATCAATAACGGTGACGGAACCAACAGACGTACTAGCGGAGACGCCCGTAACAAATACAGATACTCCCCCCGCACTGACGGTGACGGAACCGACAGAAGCACTAGCGGAGACGCCCGTAACAAGAACCCTAGCCCCTGCGTTAATAATTGGCCCTTGAGTCTGACCAATGGCAACACTGGGAGACTCAACGGTTACCGTGACGCCAGTTCGTGTGGAAACAAAACCAACATTGCTCTGCATAAATGGAGCAAAAAAAGAGGGCCCAACACGAGCAGAAGCAGAAATGGTAACCGTTCCAACACTGGTGGCCGCGTTTAACCCCACTAGAGAAACTATAGTTCCTGCGGAAACAGAGACTGATCCAACAGAACCCGTAGCACTTAGACCCGTTACATCAACCGACGCAGTACCAAGAACCGTTACAAAACCAACAGAACCAGTCGCTTCCACGCCCGTGATAGCAACAGAAATTTTGGGTGTGGCCTCAACGGATCCGACGCTAGCGGTAGACTCTACGCCCGTGACATTAACAGAAATTTTAGGGGCAACAGTAACCGAGCCAACGCCAGAGGTAGCTTCTACCCCCGTGACAAACACAACTTGCGCAATAAGTACGGTGCCTACTTCGCCTGTAGCCAAAAGGCCCGTAACGGAGACTTGCGCTCCAGCGGTTACATCCGTAGTGCCTACTTCCCCCGTAGCGGAGAGGCCCGTGACTTGCGCGTAAGTAATGTTGGAAACCGTAACGGAACCAACATTGCCTGTAGCCGATACGCCCGTGACGTCCACGTTGAGGGTAGGGCTGATGGGATAGCGGATGATGACAATACCATTGCCACCTTTACCAGAAACGACTGATCCAGAACTTAAGGCCGTGCCTCCAGAACCGCCTCCAGACCCATCGCTTGCTGCAATACTATTGGCACCCTGAATACCATTTGTGCCGCCACCACCTCCTTGTGCCGGGTTAATTACTCCGGCTGTGCTGTTGCCGCCGCCGCCGCCGCCAGCGAACGGTACGTTATAGTCATAGATTGCAAGAGAAGTGGGCCGGCCCCCAACGGATAAACCTGCGGTAGCACTACTGCCCCCAGCCCCATCCTTGCCGCCGCCGCCGCCACCAGAACGACTAGTTCCATTTCCGGCACCGCCCGCATTACCTTGCCCCGAGGTAGCAGCTCCGCCTGTACCCGCAGTGGATGCAGCACTACCACCACCTCCAGAACCTCCCGCTCCGCCATTTCGAATACTGGAACTGCTAAGATTATAGGCCCCGCCCCTGCCTCCCCCAACTGCAGTTAGGCCGTTAAAAGTCGTGTTGGATCCGGCATTGCCAGTTCTATCTGTAGCCGCCACAGCAGGAGCTGCACCGCCTGCACCAACTACAATGTTATAGGAACCTGCTGTAAGTGTTGCAGGTGAGCCCACAGTATGAAGAACACCACCAGCGCCGCCGCCACCAGCCCCATAGTTGGTGGTATTTGCCCCGCCAGAAGCGCCCCCGGCCACCATAACGTACTCTACGTCTGATAGCGTTGCGGCGGGCGCAAAGGTGCCATCGCTAACAAATACGTAATATCTGTAAAGGGTTGCGCCAATCGTAAAGTCAAAAGTGGAGTTTGTAGCAGGAATAAGAGCCGCAGGGTAACGGATCATCACGATCCCGTTGCCGCCCTTGGTGCTATTTATAGTGGAACTTCTACTCCCGGAAGAACCGCCACCCGTTCCATCCGTACCACCACCGCCAAGGCCGTTGAGATTAGAAGCTTGCCCGCCGCCGCCTGCATAGGCGGTGTTAGTACCGTTAAATGTAAAATATGCGCCGTTACCGCCGTTGCCGTTGACGGCGTTGGTGCCAGTCGCACCTGCCTGTGCGTAGCCGCCGCCGCCACCGCCTCTACGGGAAGATTGTACGGCGGAGTAGCTTCCGCTACCTCCATTAAACCCTTGACCAGAGACACCCGTTCCCGCTCCGGTAAAACCGTTTACCCCGGCCCCACCACCGCCAGAGCCGCCGTTTAGACCTGTTGTGCTAGAAGATCCGCGACCTGCACCACCGCCTGTGGCAGATAGGCTGTTGAAGGTAGATGCTGTTCCGGGGTTCCCGTTACCATTGGCCGCAGTAGCTGCGCCACCAAGGCCAAGAACAACCGGGAAAGCACCCGTGGCAAGGGTAATAGGTGACCCGATATTATTTAAAAGGCCACCCGCGCCGCCACCGCCCGCGCCATCTACATATCGACCACCAGAGCCGCCCCCGGCAACCATGAAGTATTCAACGTCAGCGCCGCCCGTCGTAACGGTAAAAGTATCATCAGCCGTAAACGTATGGACACACCAGAGTTTTCCGGCGTCCCATATGTAGCTAATAGTACCGCCAGTAGCTAACGTCATTCCGCCTCACCGCACATTATTCAGGGGTAGGCTGGAAACTACCATCTGGATTTAAGGTCCACCCAAGGCCGGGATACTGGTCCATGCTCTGAATCTCGATCCACGAACCTTGGTATAAGCTTGGATTTTCATCCATATATTCTTTGGTGGTATACCGAATATCCGTAACCACGCCATCCGTTACTTGTGCAAAGTAGCTGGGTAACATGATGGCACCACCTTACGCGATCCGAATGATGGCGTTGCTAGCATCAGCCACGGGGAACACGATAACGAAATCCCCAGCGGTAGAAGTCTTATCCGAGCCGAAGTCCAAAACAACAACTGTCGGATTGGTCAAGCCAGCCGAAGAAGTTGTGTTGGGGGTTGTGTTGTAGATCAACGCACCACGGGCCGTGATTGTTGCCGTGGTAAAGGTCAGGTCCGCAAAGTCCGTGAACGCCGTGGTCCCCGAGTTTGTTGCCGTGACGTTGGTCAATGTACCGCCGCCAGCGGAGTACGAGCCAGACGCAGCAACCTCGTTGGTTGCAGTGTAGGCCGTGGTTGCGGCAGTAAACGACGCGGTGTTGGTATACATAGCCAACTTAAACACATCTCCAGTGCTGAGCGTGAAGTCGTGACAACCCTTCAAGAGCTCTGTCTTGAACGAGGTACACATGAAGTTACCGGTAAACGAAATTTTAGCCTCCTACCCGTTACCCAACTAGCTGGGGTTGCGACAACTTTTTGGGGATAAGCACCCCACCTTTACCCCAACGAAAACCTAGTGGGGGCGCTGGAGGCCTAACCCCAGACTTGAGCATACTATCGCTTATTTTTTCTTTTGTGTCTAGGCTATGGGCTATTCCATACCGATGGGACTTCTCAGGGGGTAAACCCGCATTCCACACCGCTTGTCCCTTTTTAAACTCTGTGTTGGGGGAATTTCTACCACGCGCCTTAGCTGAGACACTCATCTTTTGGCGCGACTCTTCCGTGTATTTAAAGCCTCTGCGAGACAGTGCAGCACGTTCTCGCTCAGAAGAAAAAATACGCGCCTTAAACCCCGCTATACGACCCATAGCAATTAGGGCCAGCCATAAGCCACGAACATCTGGATAGACTCGAACGAGAAGCTTATGCGCAACAAAATGTTCTTTTGCCGTAAGAAGAACTATGTTGCCCTTTTCGTTTGCCCCACCCATACACCTAGGAACTACATGATGTTTTTCTGCATAGCCAACTATCAAGCGATCAGAGGCTTTTGCCATCAGTGCATTATAAAATCGGCTATAGTCCACATCAAAGTCTCCTGATCAGTTCGGATAGCTGCGGATGCCCAGCATCATTCAGCGCATTATACACAGTTGTGCGGTCACTGCGAACAGCTTGTTGCAGGTACCCCTTAACAACTTCTTGGAGCTGTTTTTTGTATGCACGGGCCTGATCACGGATCTCAGCCGGAGCAGAGTCCGCAACAAACATCAGCTTGTCCGCACACATCTCGGCAAGCTCTTCCGCATTGAACCCGCGGTTGTTCGTAGTGCGGACGCCCACAACGGGGGTGTCCCTAGGTAAATCCATGAAGCCTGCCGACATTACTCTTTCTTCCTCGAAACAAGGCCAGTGCGATACTCATCCGAAGTTTCCTTCGCTTCGCCCAGCATTTTAAGACCCATCAAGCTTTCGGTGAAGCGGCGATCATAGAGCCCCATGATATCCTGCTCACCCTTCATAAAGATATACGCCTCGACGAGCGATCCGTACAGCAGCGTTAGCTCTGCATTCTGGCTCAACCACGTGGTGCCACTCTCTGCTCCCGCCGTCAGGCTGGCGGGGCGGTAAAGGTAATGCAACTCCATTACGTAGCTGGTGGTAGGCGTAGGAGCCAAGACGAAGTTGGTTACATCAAACTGGGCATAGTACCGAGGAAGGCCCGTTGAAGACGAGTTGGAATTGTACG